TATCAACCAAATACAATGAATCAATATCAACCAAATACAATGAATCAATATCAACCAAATACAATGAATCAATATCAACCAAATACAATGAATCAATATCAACCAATATCAAATTCACAAATATTTAAAAATGGAATAAAAGATATTACAAGAAATTTTGGAAAAATGACAAATGATATTACAAGTAATATACAAAATCAAAAATTAAATTCATTAAGTAATAATATAAATAAATTTGGTAATAAATATTTACCATTTAATTATAATTTACAAAATCCTCATAATTAAATTGTTGATAAAATATTTAATAATTTTAATAATTGAATATATTCATCTGCACCATCATTAATATTTTTTTCAATAGAACTTACTTCAAACAGAATTTTTGCTTTAATATTATCACTGATATTTTTATTATAGATTATATATGTAGTTATTTTATTCATAATAGAGTTAAATATAAAACCATTATTAATTATTTCCTTAGTAACATTAATAATATTAATAATATTATTATTTTCTTTAATTTTCAATATAAAATATTCCATTTGTTCATTTGAAATATATTTACATATATCATAAATATCATTTTTATTTATTAAATTATTATTTATTCCATATTTATTATTTTTAATATATTTAATATTTTGTAACATTAAAATACATTTTCTTAAATCTCCATTAGATAATTCTGAAATACATTCAATAGCAGAATCATTTATTTTAATATTTTCATTATTTGATATCCAAGTTAATTTATTTATTAAACTTAAATAATTAATTGGCTTAAATCTAATTTTTACACATCTACTATTAATAGGTTCAATAATTTGATTAATATAATTACAAATAAAACAAAATCTTGTAATATCTGAATTTTCTTCCATAACTTTTCTTAATGCAGATTGTGCTTCTTTTGTCATAGCATCAGCTTCATCTAATATTATTATTTTATAATTAGGACATAAATATTGTGGATCTTTAGTTCCAATTGCAATTTTAGCAAAATTTATAATTTTACCTCTAACAATATTAATACCTCTTTCATCTGATGCATTTAATTCAATAACTCTTTCATTAACTCTTATTGGACCAAATAATTCATTTGATAATGCTAAAATTGAACTTGTTTTTCCTGTTCCTGGAGGACCATATAATAATAAATGTGGTAATTCTCCTGTTTTTAATGTATTATTTAATATACTAATTGATTCTTCTTGAGAAACAATTTCTGATAATTTTTTTGGTCTATATTTTTCTATCCAAGATGATTTATTATCTAACATTATTTATTTACTATAAAATGTAATATTATTTATTTTTAATATCAATTTTTAATTTATTAATAATTAATATTATTTTTAAACTATAGTAATTTAAAAAATTTTTATACTAAATATTTTAATTATATTTTTTTTTATAATTAAAAATAAAAAAATTTGTTTATTTTTAGGTTAATTTATTTTAATTTTACTATTTTTAATATTTTTTTACTATAAACTAATATAAAGTAATTATATTAAATTGTATATATTTCATTATTTTACATATTCAGGATATTTAACTTTTATTATTTTTTTATTAATTATATTATTATAAGGTGATATTTTTTTAATAATAATGGTAAATTATTTATTGGTTGATTAAATTCATAATCTAATATTAGTTCTGTTATTAAATTTTGTAAATTATTAGTTTATTATAATTATTAAATATAAATTTTAATTATTAATATTAGTGTATTTATATTTACTTTTTATAAAAGCTACTTTTTAAAATAAAATGTTTATACCATTAAAGATTTTAAACCGCACCCTAAAAATATTTGATAACAATATAAAAATTTGAATTCTATTTATTATAATAATATAATATAACAATTATGAATATATTTACAATTTCTCAATTATTAAATCACAATAACCCAACTTTTTATTATGACACAACAAGTAATAATATAAAACTTAGTACAGTTCCAATACTAACAATGATAGGAAATAATAGTCTTGATATATCTATAACCAACCCATTGCATAATAAACCAAATAACACAGTATATAAAAAGACAAATAATACATTATATAAAAAGACAAATAATAATACACTATATAAAAATACAAATAATACACTAAATTATGCCAATAAAAAGAGAAATAACATTGTATATTCTGATGAATTAAGATGCTGTGCAAATACAAATGATGGAAATAGATGTTCTCTAAGAAGATATACACAAAAAAGTAAAAATTTATGTTATATTCATTATAAGCAACAACTGAAATTTACAATTAAAGATGATCAAATTGATCAAGAACAAATTCCTATTCCTAAAAGTAATAAATGGTATTCATGGTTTAAAAAATGATTTTATAAAAATAATAATAAATAAGAATATTATTTCAAATCTTTAATACTGTAAATAAAAAATAATTAAAGGAGTTTAGTTTTAAATCTCCAAGAGTGTAAAAAATATAATTAAAAAGTAATCATGTTATATATATTTCAATTCTAATATTATTTCTTTGGATTCTATTTTTATATATTTCTATAAAAATTATAAATTTTTTATTTTTAAATATATCTATATAAAAACATTACAAATAACTTTAATTAAAATAAAATTATATAAGTCGTTTTTTTTGTTTAAATATTTCCATATTATAAATTATAAATATGGAATATAATAGTGAAGAAATAATAGGAAATATATATACATCATATGGACCAACAATTGGTAAAATATGTAAAAATACTAATGAATTATTACAATTAAATAATAATAATTCAATTACAAGTTCAAATATTGAATCAATAATATCTTCTATAAGTTCTAAAAAATCAGATATTATAAAAAATGTAAAATTTGATAATATATCTATTGATAAAATTAAGCCTAATAAAATATTAGAATCAAAAATTATAAAAAATCAAGAAATATTTAATAATACAGTATCTTTACCACAACAAATTAATAAAATTAAATCTAATAGTTTATTAGAATTAAATTTAAATAATACAGTTAATAATATAGATGAAAATGAATCAAATTATTTTTTTAATTATAAAATAGCATTATTTAATAATAAAATTTCTATATGGATTATTATTTTAATTTTAATTATTTTAATTTGTATTGGATATTTTATTTATAAATATTGGTATTCATCAAATAATTATATTTTTTATAAAAAAAATTCAAATAATCAAAATAATTCAAATTCAAATTCTGACTCTGAATCAAAATCAAGTTTAAGTTCAAGTTCAAGTTCAAGTTCAAGTTCAAGTTCAAGTTTAAGTTCAAATTAAAAATAAAATCAGATTTAAATTTAAGTTCTCTGTGATTTTATTCAGAATCAAGAACAAAATTAATAAAAAACTATGATTCAAAATAAAAAATATCTATATTATTGTTATCATTATTATTATCATTATTAATTAAAGGTAATTCTAAATTATTGTTTATATGAGATAATTTTTTATTTTGAGTTTTTTTTATTATTTTTTTAGAATGATCATCATTAATAATATTAAAATATTTATTATTTTTATGAGATTTAATATTATCATCAAAACTATTTGATCTAATTCTATAAATATTATTATAATTATTTTTAAAAATAAATTTATTTTTTTTAATTCTATTATAACATAAATCAAAAAATTCATTATTTCTATCAATATAATCTTCATCAACATTTAATTCTAGTAATCTTTTTTTAAGTTCCATAAATTTAGGTTTATTCCATTTTGGTCGTACTAAATATTCATTATAATCATTATTAAATTGTTGATTCATATAATATTTTTTAATAATATCAAAATTAATATATTGATCAGGTGATATTAATTTTTTATAATCTTTATCATTAGAAACATAATATTTAAGTAATTCTAATGAATCATTACAATTTATATTTAATTTAAATACTCCATAATCAGTTCCTAATAAAATTGAATAATCAATTAAATTTTCAATATCAAACTTAATATGTTTATTATAATTTATTAATAATAGATATTCAATTTTATCTAATATTTTTTTAAGTTCAATAATTATAAAATTTTGATTTACAGATTTTCTCATTAAAATTTGTGCTCCAAAAATTAACATATCTGAATCATCTGAAATTATTCCAAAAATATCAGGATTATTTTTTAATAAAAAAGCACATAAAGGATCAGCTTCACCAGGTGCTTTTATAACAGGTATTCCTAAATATTGTAAAATTTCAATCCAATCTTCAATATAATAATTTTTCATAATAATTGATTTTTTATAAATTTGCTTATATTCATTTTGTAAATTATTTCTTTTTATTATTATTTTTTCTTCTTCTTCAATATTAATAACTTCTATTGGAGGAGTTCCAAATATAATTTCTTCATCTTTTTCTATTAAATTTGAATTATTTAATAGATTTAAATAATTATCAATATTATTTTTTTGTTCTTCTAAATTTTTTAATTTTAATAAATTTTCTTTTAAATTTTTTCTTCTTTCTTCTATTTTTTTTATTTTTATATTTGGTGTTTTACCATCAAAAATAAAAATAGGAATAATTTTATTTTTTAAATAATATCTTAATGAATTAATTAAACCATGAATATGTGAAATATTTTTTCCATCTAATGTTATAACTTCTTTATCTCTTGACCTCATATATATTAACTGACTATATATATGTTGTATGCCATCAATTATGCATGATTTTCCTTTTATTTCTGTAATATTTACAGTATTATAAATATCAGGAAAATTTTTATTTATAAATCTATATAATCCATCAACCCCCATATATCTTTATCTTTATATTTAATATATAATATGTAATTTTCTATATTATTTTTATTTAACATTTAAAAATTAATTATTTTATTTAATGAATGTATTTTATCTTAAAATTTCAATTATTTTTATTACTTAAATTTACTTTATTAATTCATAAATAATATTTTTACAAACAAGTCTTATTTTTTTACTAATACATTTTTTTTCTTCATAAAAAGTTAATTGTTCTTGTAAAAATACATCTAAATTTATACATATTTTTTTAAATTCATTATTTAAAACAATAGATGAAATTAAACAATTTAATAATTGAATTGATTTTTCTACTTTTTCATAATCTTCTTGAGAACCATTTTCTTTATATAATATAGTTTTTTTAAAATCTTCAATTATACTCATCATAATTTTATCTTCAATAATTTTACCATTATAAAGTGTTCCAATTAAAATCATAATTTTATCAGATTTTTCTTTTGTCCAATCACTTAAATCATATGAAATTGAAGTTAAATATTCTTTTTTAACTTCTGATAATAATAATTTTCTAAAATAAATTTTATCATTATCTGAAGTTATAAAATATAATGATAAAAATTCCCAACATAATGCAGCAACTAATGGTCTTATTATTTCATTTTCTTTTTTAATTTTATATATACATTGATATACTAATTCATTTAATTCTTCTGTTGTTTGAAATACAATTTCTCTAATAAAATTAACAATTTTACTTAAATTATGTTGAGATAATTTATTCAAATGTCCAATAATTTTTGATTTTACAGTATCTTCTTTCATAATTTTATTAAAAACAGTAACCGAATTTTCTTTTTCTATTTTTTGATTTATAATTTGACTAAATGAAAAATTTTTAATAAAATTATCAACATCAATATTTATTTTTTTCATTGAATTAAGTTTATTAAGTAATTCATCATATTTATAAACACTATATTTTTCTTGCATATTATTCATTAATATATATTAATAATATTAATCTTTTAATTTTAAAATCAATTTTTTTAATTGAAAAATATACAATTTATATATTATATATTTTGGTAATAAAATATTTTATTATTTTTTTTAAATTAGATTTATTTTTCATAAAATATAATATATCTTCTAAATCAATTAAATAAACTAAATTATTTATTTTTTTAAATTTGTCTTCTAATAAAAGTTGCTGAAAAACTTCTGGATATAAAATTTGTAATAAAATTAATTTATCATTAAAATCTAAATTTAAAATATATTCATCAATGTTTTTCCACTCTGGCATTTTAGTAATTAAAATCATTAAATCATCTTCAATATCTTTTATTTTTAATAATTTATTTATTTGTCTTTTTCCAATAATAAATTTATCTTGATATTTTATTAATTTTGTTAATATTTTCATTATGTCATTATTAACAAAATTCTTTTCATATTCTGTTAGTTCCCAACTATTTTTTGTTAAGTTTCCATAATCTAAAGCAACAAAAATATATCCATATGTTGGTATTGAAATTGGAATTTTATTATGAAATATATTAATATATTTTTTTTTTGTATTTATTACACCAATATTTTGTCCATGTAAATCATTATGTGAATAACCTTTTGTTTTTAATAACCATATTATATGTGCTAATTGAATAATTAATGAATATATTTGTTTTTTATTTAAATTTTTAATAATTTTACTTAAATCAGTATCAACTAAAGAATATAATTTTCTTATACAATATTTACTATTTGATTTATCTTTGAGAGTTTGTTGAACTTCCTTTGGTAAATAAATAAGATCATTTGGATTATTTGGATTATTATATTCACAATTATTAATTATATCCCAAGTATATAATTTAATAAATTGTTCAGGATATTTATTTCCAAATTTTTCACTGAATATTATTTCTCTCCATTCTTGATATTTTGTATTAAATTTTTGAAATACATTAAATTCAGTAATTTTTTCAATTTTTAATGCATATTTTTTAGAATTTAACTCAACTAAATATGTAGTACCAAACATTCCATGTCCTAATTCTTTTATTATTTTACATTTATTCAAATCATATTTAAAATTTTTTGATTTTAACATTTATATATAAGTAATAAAATAATATTTTTGCACTAAATTATAATAATCCAACAAAATTTTTGTACTAAATATTTATATAATAGATAAAGAAATTTACTTTTTATTTTATATAATTTAGTACATAAATTTTATTGGATTATTATAATAATTTTATTAATAATATTATTTTTATTTTTTATACAAATACCATTATTTATAAATTTAATAACAAAATTAAGTTTATGTTTATTTAATAAATTAATAAAATAATAAAAATATAAATATATAATGCAATTTACATATTTCTATTTAAACTAAATTTGCTATTATACTTTTCTTAATACAATGGCACATATATTAATTTTTTATTAGTAATAATATGCTGTTTTACATTCTTAATAATTAACTTTTACTATTTGTTTTATTAATTTACTTTAGAAATTTAAAAACTTATTTATTATTTGTTACTTTTTAGATTTTTAATAGATTTTTCTGTTTCTTTTTGCATTAAAACTTTTTTTTCAATAACTTTAGATTTTGCAGATGTAATACCAGGACCTTTAATAATTCTTTGACGATTAGACCCAAAATAATTTTTTTTAATTTCAGCTAAATTATTTTCTTTTTTTCTAAAAATATAAAATCTATTTAAAAACGAATAAGAATAACATTTAGTATTAATATCAGTAGGATTATAGAATTTATAAACATCTTTAAAAAATTTAATTCTAATACTTTCTTCAATTTCAGAAGATAATTTTAAAAAATCTTTATTATCATTAAAAATTTCATCAAAAGTACAAGTTTCAACTAATTCCATTGAACATTTATCTTTTAAAGATTTTATAATAAATTCAGGATAAACTAAATATTCAGTTTGATAAACTCCTTCTTCAAAAAGCCATCCCATATGAACATCAATAGCATTACCTAAAGGATCAGTAGAATTGTCATCATATTTTTTAATAATATCAAAAAGTACTTTTTTTTCTCCATTATCATCATAATATTCAATAAAATTATCTATATTATTTAATTTTTCTTTAACTTTATTTCCATCAAATGTTGTAACAATAAAATACCCACCTTCTCTCAAATACATATTAAGATTTTCACAATAATTATTCCATGTATTTTCATTAGAAAACAAATAATGTATAACAAATTGACAATTAATTCTATCAAAAATTGTTCTGTTATTATCCCAAGTAAAAAATTTATTAAAATTATTTTTCATATCCATATTCATATTACCTAATATTTTAATTTGTTCATCATATTGTAAATATAGACCTGCATTAGATTGTATAAAGAACATAGGAGGATAACGATCATGTGTTTTTTTTAAATTTTTATAACGAGCTAAAGCACCATCAGTTGAATCTATTAATGCATCATAATCAGGATCAATACCAACATATAATTCTACTTCTGTATAATAAAATTTTTGAATATCACCACCTCTTCCACAACCTAAATCAAGTACTTTAGTTCTAATATCATCATTATATTTATACATCATATAAGTATAAATAAGATTAGATTTAATCCAACTATGAAAAGAAGCCATATTTTTAACAAGATCAGTTTTTTTTTGAAAATAGATATTTTGTTTTTTTTCAAGTTTAATAATGTTAAAATCTATTTTATTTTGTAAAATTTTAAAATATTTATTATATTCATTATCAGATGATAAATTTACAAAATCAGATGATAATATTGGATTTATTATTGATCTCCAAACTGAATAAGCAGTTCTTTGAGCATTACCATATCTTTTTGAAAATTTATGTACTGATTCTGTTTTATCCCAACGAGTTTTCATTGGCATCCATTTATAAGGATTTAAAACATCTGAATCTAAATTATAATAAAATTCTACTACAGTTTTGTCTAATATTGGTTTTCCATCTTGTGATCTTGGTATTAAATTATCATCCAAATAAATATATGCTTGTGATAATTCTTTATCTTCTCCAAATAATACAGGTTTTTCAACACCTTTTATTGATAAACCAACATATAAATTTGCTATCTGATATGGTTTATTTTTAATATTATCTTTAATTGAATTATCATAAACTATTAATATTTTTCCATTTTTATCTTTTTCAAATATAACATATAAATCTAAAGAATTTTTTGTTGGTGGTTTCCATTTATATTCAAAATATTTTGATTTTTCAACTTCTACAATATATTTTTGTTCATTTGGTTGTAATATTAATCCATCTAATAAATAGGGACATTTTAAATTAGGATTTGATGTAAACATATTTAACATTAATGAAGTATATTTAAAAATTTCATTATCTTGTATTCCCATTGCTTCTATAAAATATTTTCTTCTAAATATTATTGAATTTAATTTTAAATTTAATTCATTATGTATATCTTGATAAAAATCCAATAAATTTGATTTATGAAATTCCATTATTTTATTAATATCATTAAAATCTATTTTTGAATCAATAATATATTTATGTTTATAATTACATTTATTAATTTTATATATTATTTCATCTAAATATTCTAATCTTTTACTAAATTTATTTTCTTCTCTAACATTTATATTTGAATATAAAATACAATCAAATGCCATGAATAAATAGCGATTATATTTAGGTAAAAATATAAATTCTCCATCAATTATTGTATTTGATAATTTATTATCTACATCTAATCCTGTATCTTTTACTATTAAATTTGTTGATATTAAATAACATCTTCCTTCATAAATTATCATAAAATTTCTGTCTCCATCAGCCTTATCAGTTACTGAATATCTATTAGGTAAATAATTTACTAAATGTTGAACTTCTAATGATACAGGTTGTCTTGCATATAAATTTGTTTTAGATTTATCAACTAATAGTAATTCTCTATATTTATTTAATATTAAATTAGTCATTGATTTTGTTATAATATTATTTGTTCCTTGAATTGATTTTATAACAAATTCACTAATTGTAAATATTTGATCAACAAAATTTATTTTATCTTTTATTTCTGATTCAATCTCTATTTCATAATTTGTTGGACTTGATTCAATATTATTTATTATATTAGATGATTTTACAGTTGTTAAATCAATTTTAAATACATTTTTACCTTTTAATATATAATTTGTTGTTCTTTCTTTAAATCTATATATTATATTATAAGAATCTGATTTCCAATATTTTTGTAATTTTACTAATTTTTTAATTTCATTATCGGTTATTGATTCCTCAATATCTAATTTAAATCTCATATAAATATCTTCTAATGTAACATAATTTGATATATTTTTAGTTTTTTTCATTATTGTAATATTTGATTTTGGATTAGATTTATTATCAAGATAAAAACTTGCTAATACACCAATTACTAAATGATTTTTTCTAATATGTAACATACTCATATATTTATTTATTGAATCTAAACCATCAATTGTTATACGATAATTTATAATTTTTTTTATATCTATATTTGATTCTCTAATACTCATTATAATATCTAACATTTGTGTTTTATTAGTTTTGTATTTATCTTCATTATTAGTAGTAATTTTTGCTAATATACTTGCTAAATTATTAAATTTTTCAAGAGTTAATAAATTTGAAGATGTGTCTTTATTTGAAAATAATGATACTTCAAATTCATTATTTTTTCCATATGATTTGACTAATTCATTTATACTTGATAATTGATTAGGTGTCAATAAATCAATAATTTTCATTATTATATAATATAATAGTTTAATATTCTTATATTTATTTATTAAAAATCAGTTTTTTTTCAATATATTAGAATTAAGAAAAGTATATAAGACAATATAATATATTTATACTAATAGATATATTAAAAGACTAATAATAGATTGAAAAGATTAATAGAAAAACAAATGAAAGTATATAATTTTGATTAATTTAGAATATCAAAATTAAAATAAAAAGTTGTAACTTCCTGCAAGAAGGAAACTACAAATTGAGAGGTCAAGTATCAACTAAGCCTATGATGGATATGTTTACACTAAATTAACTGAAATAATGTTCAGATTTTAAATGAAAAAGGTGTAATAAGACTATTATAAATATTTAATTTTTAGTATTTATATTTGGTTAATATTTTTATTATTATAAGATATATAAATTATTTATTAGTTAATTAAAATAATAACCTAATATTAAATATATTATAAAAATATTATAATTAAATATATTTAATATTTTTATAGTTATACTTTTTAAATGTATATATATAAAAATTGATAAATCAAATATAATTAAATTTAAATTATTAAGTATATAAAATATATATAAATGACAGATTTTAATTTATTAGAGGAAGAATTTAAAACATATAATCCATTAATATTTGATTTAAATTCAATAGAAAAATTAGATATTTTATCATCAAATTTTGATGTGCAATTTTCAAATAATATATGTTTTCCAGAAATAAGATTAGGTTTTCATCATTTTATTCATCAGGCTAAAGATAAAATGGAAATTGTAAATGAATATTCAAAAAGGAAAAAAATATATTTAGTAACATCATTATTTGAGAAAAATATAGATTATAAAGAAAAAACAGAATCAGGAATAGATTATACATCAATAGAAAATGGAATGAAATCTTTTATATCAAAAATAAAACCAGATTTTCCTCCAATATTAAATAGAGCTTTTTTCAAAATTTGGGAAATATTAATTGATTTTGATTTAATTCCAAATATTGATAATTTTGTATCATCACATTTAGCAGAAGGTCCAGGTTCTTTTATTCAAGCAACAATATTATATAGAGAAATGTTATTTAAATTAGGAAAAATAAAATCTTGTAAAAAAGATAATTATTATGGGGTTACTTTACATTCCGATCATGAACATTTATTAATGCAACAAGATTTTATTAAATATTTTTCAAAAGAACCTATAAAAAGACTACATATTATGGAAACAAAATCATTAAAAGAATTAAAAGATTTGTATGGGGGTAATAATAATAAATCATTAATAACAAATGGTGATATTACTAAATTAAATACAATAAATCAATTTGCAGGTGCATCTAATATTGAATCTTTTGCTAAACCATCTGATTTAATAACATCAGATGGTGGTTTTGATTGGAAAAGAGAAAATTTACAAGAACAAGAAGCTTATAGACTAATATTTAGTGAAATAGTTAGTGCATTAAAAATTCAAAAAGATGGTGGAAATTTTGTAATTAAAATATTTGAATCTTATACAAAAGTTACAATAAAAATGATTGAATTATTAAGACAAGTATATAGTAATGTATATATTGTTAAACCTTATACATCAAGAATATCAAATTCAGAAAAATATTTAATTTGTAAAGAATATAAAAAATCCATGATTAGTTTAAAAATATTAAAAAAATTAGAAGAACAAATAAATATTATGAATAAAAATGAACAATATCAAATTTTAGATATATTTACTGATATAAAATTAACAGATTCTATTCAAAATAGTTATAAAAAAATAAATTCTGAATTATTATTAAAACAATATATTGGAATTAATAATATTATTAAATTTATTAATTTAGATAATTATAATGGTACTGAATTTAATAATTATTTAGATAAACAAATAATTGCTGCACATTTTTGGAATAAAATGTTTTTAGAACCAAAAATATTTGATAAAATTATAAAATATTTTAAAAAATTTAATTTTTTGGAAAAAAAAAATGAAATAAATAAATCTGAAAATTTGTTAAATTCAGATAATGTTATAAATTCAGATAATGTTATAAATTCAGAAAATTCAGTAAATTCTAAAAAAAAAAAATTATCAAGAATGAATAAAAAAATTAAAAATCAAAAAGGAGGTGATTTTAATAATAAAAATATAGAAGATGAATTATTATTAGATTTTGAAGATACAAGTATAAAATCATCAGATGAAATTATTGGTAAATTAAATTCAGATAGTGAATCTGATAAAATAATTGATCTAAATAAAATTTGATTTTTAAATTAATTAGTTAATTAAATATAGTAATACATTTTTTATTTTATATAATTTATTACAAAAATATTGTTGAATTATTATAAATATAAAATGAAAAAATTACAATTATTAAATCCAAAAATATTAAAAGAATCAGAAATTTATGTAGATTCTAAATATAATTTTGAAAATGAACAAGATTTTGATTCAAAAAATTTAGTTTGGATTTTTTATGGAAATGCATATAATTATAAATTAAATAATGATGGTATATATCAAATTAATTATGGGCTAAATTATTCATGGGGATATTTAGAATCATTAAATAATCCAAATATTAAATATGATGTAATTTATGGATTATTAATACCAAGAATTAATGTTTCAGATGATAATTATGAATCATCTGATGATGAAAATTATATATTATCAAATAATAATATAAAAAAAAAAAAATATTAATAAATATTTAATATATGTTGATGAAAATAATCATATGGATTTTGAAGAAGAATTTAATATGAATAAAATAAAATATAAATTTATTGGCATATTTATAAATGGTTTTTATAAATATGAATATAAAAATGCTAATGGTATTTTAATATCAATAGAAAATCCAAAATTAAAATATAAATTATCAAATGGAATAATTAAATCATTTTAATCCATTAATAAAATAATTTATTATTTTTCTGTTATATCAATTATTTTTTCATTTTTTTGTTTTTCTTCTCTTTCTTTAACTAATTTTTCAGAATTTAATACTGGATCAACATATTGTGAATTTAAAGCAGCTTTTATCATATTATCTGCTTTTTCATAACTAATTTCACCTGCTTGAACTTTTGCAAATTGTTTAATCATTCCAATAAGAGGTTCAATATCATTAAATACTAATGTTCTACATACTCTTGGATAATTATTATAAAATATTTGATTATCCCGTTCTACAATTTTTATCATTTCTTCTTTATTATTATTATATATATCTTTATTTTTATTAATAACTACTAATGCACGAATAATATTATCACATAATATTGACATTTTTTCAGTATTAAATTTTTGTTCAGATTGTTTCATTATATTTAATATTAAATTCATATATCTTAAAGTTATTTAAATAAAATTATGATTCAAAATTAATTAAATAATCAGTTTTTATTTTATCAATTTTTAAAAATATATATTGTGAAGAAATTTTAGTAGTTGATGACATTAGTAATTTTAAATTTTTAAAATATTTAATTTTATCAATAGGATTTCCTATACAATTTAAAATATTTAATTTTGGCATGTTTGATATATTAATTAAATTATTATTTGCAATATATAATTCTTCAAGTTCAAGCATATTATCAATTTTTATTATTTTATTTTCATTACATTCAAGATAATTTAAATTAATATAACTTGGAATCCATAATATTTTATTATGATTTATAATTAGAATTTCAATATTTGGTATATTTATGAATTCTATTTGATTATTAGATGCATTTAAACGAATAAGATTATTTGAATTAATTGATTTAATTTTATTATTATTACATGTCAATTCAATTAAATTATTATTTGTAATTTCTTCTTCAAGTAAATTAAAAGATATATTTAAATAAATTATATTTGGAAATTTATCTAAATTTGGAAATTTAGTAAGTATATTATTTGATAAATCTAATAATTCTATTTTATTTAATATTTTAATAATTCTTTCTAATTCAAATATTTTTTCTAAATATTCATTATTAATTTTTAATTTTGAAAGATCTAAATATTTATAATTTTCAAGTTTTGAATCTTCAATTCTTAATTCAATTTTTGGTTTATTTTTAAAATTTTCATATAAAGATTTTACAACATCTGATTCAAATTCAGAATTTTCTATATTTTCCACATTTGTAAATTTTAAATCATTTTTATATATAAAATATGGTTCATTTTTAATTGACATTAATAATATATAATTGTATATATAAAATTTTATACAATTATTTATAATTTTCACAAAAAATTTTTATATTTTCAATAAGTTCAGATTTTTTTTTATTTTTTGGTTTTCCTGTTTTTGTTGCACCTTCAAATATATTTATTCCAAGTTTAAATGCATATGATTGAATTTGTTCTAAATTTAATGATAATTTTATTTTAGTTGATATTTCATCAATATCTTTTTTTGTTATTTTATCAGTTTTTATAAATGTTGAAGTTTCAATATTTTTTATTTTTATTGTATTTTTATTTAATAAATTATTATTTGTATTATCAATTTGATTTAGAACAAATATATTTTTGTCTTTTTTCTTTTTTTTTTTACTATCAGATATATTTATTTGTTTTTTTAAATTTTGATTATTTTCAATGGCTTCAGAAATATATAATGCGTAATTTTCTTTTGTTGTTAATTCTTTATAAGAATCTTTATTTATTAATTTTATTTCTTCTTCATTATTTATTAATTTTATTTCTTCTTCATTATTTATTAATTTTATTTCTTCTTCATTATTTATTAATTTTATTTCTTCTTCATTATTTATTAATTCTAATATTTCATTTTTTTCTTTAGATATTTGACTTATTGTTTTATTATTAGTAATTTCAATAAGATAAGATATAAAATTAGAATTAATATCAAAATATTTTTTATTCCAATTTATAATTGGATAATATTCATTATTAATATTTATTAAAACAATAATTTTAATATTATTAGTTTTGTTATTTTCATAATTATATATTTTAATATCAGATTCTTTAATACAAAATAAAATTATATTTGTTAATATACATACATCTTTAATATTATTTTCATTAAGTGTATTTTCAAAAATTATTTTTTGTCTATAATTTTTATCTGCTATTTCTAAAATTGTTTTTTTAATCAAATTTGGTTCATTTAAATAATTTTCATTTAAAACTGTTAATAAAGAATTTAAAAAACTATACCATTCTATATTTCCATATAAATTAAAACATATTGGATTAATTAAAATTAATTGATCATATTTAATATATGAAAATACTGATTTACATTCAATTAAATTATGTTTTAAAAATATTCCTTTTTCATTTAATGAATTATTTTGTTTAATATTATTTATTAATTCACAAATATTAAAATTATTATTTAAAATTTCATAATTTGTATATATATTTGATGTAAATTCACATAATTTATCAAGATAAATTTTATTCATATTTATATTATTATTATTATATTTTACAAATTATAAATCAATTTTTATTATATTTATTTTTTAATAATATTAATAATATTATACTATTATACTTTAGCGTTTAAATTATTAAAGAAATAACTAATTATAATATAATATAATAATATATAATATAATGGAATTAAATACATTAATAAATTTAAATAAAATATATGTAAATACAGAAACAAATACAGAATTAAATACAGAATTAAATACAGAATTAAATACAGAATTAAATACAGAATTAAATATTGATGGAGAAGATGAAAAAGAAATTATTATTAAAAAATATTATGATTATAATAAAAAAATGGATCTTGTTAAAAAAATAAATAAAATTAAAAAAAAAGAATATTTGCTTAATATATTTAAAATAATATTATTATATAATAAAGATTATACTGAAAATAATAATGGTATATTTATTTTTTTTCATAATTTAGATAATGAAGCATATGAACAAATAGAAAATTATGTAAATAAAATTTATAAAATGCATAAAAAATCTCCAAATATTTTAAATTTTTATAATTCTGAAATTTCTGATAAAAGCATTAATTTATATTCAGATATTATTGAAATTAAAAATAATAAAGATCTTTCAAATAAAGAAAAATTTATTATGAAAAGAAAAAAATATGAAAATTATTTAGATCAAAATCAAGACAAATAATTTTATAATTATAAAAAAAATTTATTTGTAAATATAACAATCCAACAAAATTTTTGTAATAAATATTTATATAATAGATAATTTAAGGAATTTACTTTTTATATTGTTTAATAGTATTTTTATTATGTTCTCTTAATAATACAAATTTAAAAAAAAATTATAAAATTTACTTATATATATAAATAAATTTGATATTATACTTTTCTTAATATACTTTTCTTAATATACATATATTAATTTTTATATAATATATATACATTTTATTATAGATATATATTTCATAAAAATTGATTTATATAATTAATAGTAATTATATATATTAATATTAAATACAAATGGTATACTATTATAAAAAAAAACTTCCAAATATTGATGATATTGTTATTGCTAAAGTTATATTTATAAGTGAATATGGAATAGAAGTAAGTTTAATTGAATATAATAATATAAAAGGTTTTATTAATTGTAGTGAAGTATCTAGAAAAAAAAAAATAAATCTTAATAAATTATTAACAATTGGTAAAGATATTTTATTAAATGTTATTCAAATTGATGAAATAAAAAATTTAATTGATTTATCCAAAAGAACAATTACTGATGAAGATATTAAATTATTTAATGAAAAACATAAAATCTATATACAATTATATAACATATTTAAACATATTTACATAAAATTATATGATATAAAAACTCCTGCAGATATTAATGATGAAAAATTATATAATTTTATGTCTGCAACATTATGGAAAATACAAGATGAATTTGAAAATGATTATTTGATGGAAAATTTATTAAATAAAGAATCAAATTTTGAAATTATTCAACTAATTAATTTAACATCAGAAAATATATCACAAGAACATTTTAAACAAACAATTGATCAATATATTGATGATAAAATTAATAGAATAAAACCAGAATTAAATGAAATAATAAAATTAATAACCTATAGTTCTACAGGATTAGCAGATATAAAATATACTTTGGATTATAAAAATTTTATATTTTATAATGAATTACAAAAAGATTTTGATATACAAATAAAATATATTAGTGGTTCTAATTATTTATTAAATATTTTACAACATGATTTTAATTTAACTGGTACTATATTAATTGATAATGCTTGTTTAATGTTAAAAAAAGAAATTAAAAATAGAGCAACTGAAAAATTAATACAAAATCAAATTATAATTTAATAATAAATTATTAACCTTTAAAAGAACTTAAAGATATAAGTCATGATTACTTTTAAATTAAATTTACTTTTTTTATTAATAAAATAATAAAATAATAATTTATTAAATTATTTATTAGTTTATTAAATTCTATAATATATTTAATAAATTATTTATTAGTTTATTAAATTCTATAATATATTTAATATTAGGTAATGCTTTTAATTAATCAATAAATTATTTACCTAACTCAATAGTAAAAATATTATTAAATGATTTAATAATATTATTTATTATTAAATTATTATTCGATATTAGTTATCATACCATATAATTCAATATAATTTGAATTAGTCATCTTACCATCTAATTCAATACGTTTAGATTTTGTTATAATAATAGAATCTCCAATTTCACCAGCCATAACAATTAATGAAGTTATATTAATTTCATTAGTATTTAAATTAATCCAATTTATTTTTACAATTCTTTTAATAGAACCCAACATACTTGTACAACTATCACCTTTTTTAATTGATAAATTTAAGTCTTCATTATATTTAGAATATTTAATTGTGCAAGTTTTAAAGATTTTATTAGTTTTATCATTTAAATTAATAATAAAATTTCCTACTAATCTATCTTCTTTTGATAAAGTAGGATCAATAGATAATCCAATTCCAATTAAACCACCTGGATATGCTATTTGTAAAGGAGTATTATCTGTTTTTAATGATTCAATAAAAGCTTCAATAGGATAATTATCCCCATTTGATAAAACAACACCAGGAATAATTTTAACTTTATCACCAATTTTTAAATATCCAGATTTAATTGTTCCACCTACAACTGCACCAACAATTAATTCAACAGGTGTACTTGGTTTATTTACATCAAAACTTCGAATAATTGAAGCTTTTAATGGTGAATTTATTTTATTCATTAATTTATCGTTAATTGGATTTTCAATTGATTCAACTAAAAGTTGTGTTAAATAATTTAATCCAAATCCAAATTGTGCACATATTGGTAATATGAATTTAGGATTATAATTTTTTTTTAGTTTTTCCCAATGTTCTAATGCTTTTTCTTTTTTAACAAGATCAATTTTATTATGTAAAACAATTGTTGATTTTTCTAAATTTAAAATTTTAATTGCTTTATAATGTTCATTTGTTTCAGGATCATGTTCACAATCTGCTGCAACCAATAACAAACAAAAATCCATATTTGAAGCACCAGACAAAGCAGTTGCTTGTAAATCATTATGTCCTGGTGAATCAATAAAACTTACATGTAAAACCATTTCATTTATTTTTTCACATTGTATACATATTTTTTGATTAATTTGATAACACCATGGTTTTGGACAAGTAAAACATTTATAAAATTTTGCATTTGTATATCCTAATTTTATTGTCATATTTTTTTCTGCTTCTTTTGTAAATTTCATTGGATTTATTCCTGTTAGAGATTTAATTAATGATGTTTTACCATTAGCAACTCGACCTTGTGTTGATATTATTACTAATGGTTGTAAATCTTGGTTTATATTTATATCCATAATTATATTTAAATATATTATTATAAAATTATAATAATATATTTTTATTTCAATTTTTATTTAATTTAATATTTATATCAAAAAATACAATAAATATAATTATAATAATAAACTTATTATTGCAATTATACCATATTTATTTTATCTTTTTTGTATAATATTTATAATAAACTGATAATTTGTGTTTAATATTATTTATAGTAGGCAAATAATATTACAATACTTCTGAATTTTGATATTTAAATGTGTTATATTCTTTTTATAAATAATTTTTTTGTTATTATTTTTTTCTTTACATAAAATTATTATTTACCTTTACTTTTACTTTTTTGTCATTTAATAGTTTTTATAAAAAAAAGTTTTTCCAAATATTTTTTTTAGACTATAAATTAATATTATTTTATTATAAATAAAAAAAAATAAATTTAAGAAATAATTTAGAATATGAAAAATACAGATAAAGATTATACATTTTTATAAATAATATTATAGTAATCTAACAAAAATTTTATTTATTTTAAGAAAATATTATAAATATATTTATATTTTTTAATATATTTATAATTAATTTAATAATTATTATTAAATTTTAGAAACTGCTGTACAATTATTACATTTATTATTAAGACATTTTAAATAATCTAATCTATTTGATGAATTTCTTATAATTTCTGTTTTAAATGATTTACATGTTATACATTGAATATAATTTTTAATATATTTTTTAAATATAGAAGAAACTAAATCAAATTTATATTTTCCTCTTAAAATTAATTGTGAATTTACATTTATTGATGTTTGTACTTTTAATTCTTTTTCAAAAAATTTTTGTAATTGTTGTAATGTACGATTTATTTGATAACAATTTTTTTTATAATTTAACCAATAAGTTTTTCTATTTTCATATTTTATATCTGGTTTAGATATAACTATATCTTTATTTTCAAATAATTTATTATTATCTGTTATATTATTATATATTTCATCTAAAATTAATGTATAAATTTTATTTGATTCCATATTTACATCAATACATATATCAAATAAATTTATCATATTATTATTTTCATTATCAGTATCTTCAATATTTATAGTATCTTCAATATTTGGATTAATTATTTTAAAATCATCAATACTATTTAATTTTTTTATCATTAAATCATTATTATAATTTAATAAATTTTCACTTAGCTCTGAATTAATTATAAGAGAATTTAAATTATTATTCATTATATTATTTTAACTAATATAATATTATAATTTAAATTCAATTTTTTTTTATAAAAAATATTTATATTATTCAAACAACTTCAAAATATTTTATTATTATTAATATATATTTATAAATGCATAAAATTAATTTTGAAAGCAGTGATAATAATTCAAAAACCATTCAAAAAAAGAAAAAAAAAGAAAAAAAATGGAAAAATGCAGGATGTAAAAAAATATTTACTGAAAAAAAAGTTGGCATTGGTTGTTCTAATCCTGCTGCTAATTTAGATGTTAATGGTGTTATTTTTGCTGATAATATTATTATTAAAAATAAATCAAAATTAAATTGTTTAGAAACAACTAATATTAAAACATCTAATATTGAAACAAATTTTGGTTTATTTAATGATGCTCATATATTAAATAAATTAACTGTTGATGGTCCTATT